CCGTCGTGAAGTTCCTCCATCTGCGCGAGTTCGACGCCCTGCGCGTCCAAAAATGCCTGATGTACTCGAAGATCGAAGAAAGAGAGGCAGTCTTTGGCAGCCGTGGTTCCCGCGTAATCCAGGGTCAGGGTGACCGTACTCGGAGCGGCCTTTTTGCTCACAACGTAGGGGGTGGTCTCAGCCGCAACCACGATGGTCATTCCCGGCAAAATAGCCGCCCAACGTTCGGAATCAGCAACCGTTACATCCGGAGATCCGGTGGTGAAAGCCCCGGAGAACGCGACCTCATTTGGCTGGTAGTTCGTATCGAACCCGTCGGTGATTGAGCGCATAGCCCTGCCGCCCTGAGAAGGCCACAAGTTTGGGATATCAAGTTCCCATGCCCATGGGTCATCGATGGGCACCCCACCCTCTGTCTCACAGTATACGTCGCACGAACGAATGGATCTCTGGGCAACCTTCTTTCTGGGTCGGATTGTAAACACCCAATCAAAATCCCCGGTGGTGTCGTTCAGCGTCTCCACTATGGTCGCGTCCGGATCCCTTGCCTCACCCCTGTCAATGTACCTTTTTCGCCCCACATCCACGCGGATCGAAGCCTTGTTTATATTCCTGCCCGCAGGAGGCGTGATGGTGGCCCCCATGATCGCCAGAGGATGAACTCTAATATTGTCATCCTGAGCCACCCCGTTCTCATCCGTCCGGTTGAACTGATCTTCCAGGGTAGGACGTTGGGAAATTGAGGCCGTTGTGAACGTAAAAGAAGTAGGACCAACGGCACCAACAGTCAAATCCACAGTATACAGGGTCGTAAAACTGCTGATCAACGGCGTGAGTTTAAATAAAAACCAGTCTCGCTCGCCTCCATCCTTGGGAATCGAGGCCACCGACCACCCTGGGAGAACGTCGAAAACAGAAAATGCGTCAGGATTAACAGTCCAGTTGGAAGCAGCGTAAATTCTAGTCGCCGTGTTCCCGTTCGATGTCACGGTCTGGTTCAAAATTTGGCGCACCTGCCCAATACCCGTGCCCGCTGTGATTCGAACCCACCCGTCCTGAAACCTGTTGATCGTCCAACCAGCAGCAGCTTTATCGATGTAATCGTTACCGCCACCTGTAGCCGACTGCGCGGTTAATGTCGTCTGACCGACGCCGCTGGAAACCACAATGGTCGCCGGTCGTAAACCAGCCTGAACGGTGATATCCGTGTTCGACACATCGTCGGACCCACGCAAGTGGATAGTCGGTTCCCATCCAATACCCGTCGAGGCATCTTCGGGAAATATGATCGAATTCGCCATTTATACCACCGTCACGATTGGATCTTCGTTCATGATCACCCGTTGGTAGTCCGCAACCGTGACCCGAGAAATGTCCGTGCTGTACGATCCGGTTCCACGATCCGTATTCAGGTCAATATCCAGCGCCGTAGGCACTCCATCCGAGATCGCCGCCAATAGTTCCCTTGGATAAAAATACCCGTCTTCTCCACCAACCTTTTGGATGGACATGAATGTCCTGATGGACTGCTTTGCAGCCGCCTGAGCGGAAGTAGGATCCGTCCCGCTCCTTAGCGTCAGTGTGGCTTTCACCAGGAACACGTAGTTGGTGGCGGCAGCTACAGTCCTAGAGATCCCTGCGGCTCCGACCCCGAAACTGGTTTCGTCCGTGTACTCACCGTCCACCCATGCTTGAACGTTTTCCACAAGGTCGTCCGATGTGTCGCCGGTTCCGTTATCGATGTAGATGTCAACCACACCGCTCGAAACCGAGGCATTTGCCGACTTGATGGGACGAAGTCCCGTGGTATCCGTGAACTCCAGCACGCGCTGAACGATCCCGTCTGTGCTCATCCCACAGTTGGATGCTCGGCGGGCGGCAATGCGCCTTGTGTAGGCGTTCAACTCTTCCTTGTCCTGCCCGCCCGTAAAAGCACTGGGGTTGGTAACCGCTGTCAGAGGGCTTGGAAGGCTCGTGAAGTAGGTGATCACCCCGGAAATACAGTTGCCTGTCGTTCCCTCGTTCTGAGCCTCAGCGGGTATCTCAGCGCCAGGAAGACCTGCACCAAAGACGTCGCCTGCTGTGGAGACCTTTCCGGTAACCACGTCAAACCTGCTCGTACCGTCCGGTGGTGTCGTCCAGTTGTCGGTGACATACAGCCTTGTGGAGGTGTTGTATTCGACCCTTCTCGCCTGACCGGAGCCAGTACCACTAATAATATTCACCGTGGCGTCCTGGTAAGCGTCGTTCACCCACCCTGCCCCGGTTTTTTCTATATACGATGACGCTCCACCCGTGGCCAGATCGTTGGAAATCAGATCCGCAACATCTGCGGTAGTCACGTAGTACACAGGTTGTCCGTTTGGTCCAACCCGCCAATATCTCGTGTTTTTAGCGATCTCCACGTATGTCGCCGGGGCACTAGACCCCGTGAATCTAAGGATTCTGGAAGCCTTTTCCGGGTCCATGCGTACAACACCCCAATCGCGCCCGATTCTCTCGGCCTCCTCATCAACAGCTTCCGCCAGTGATGCACCGGACCATACGCGACGTGCGTTTCTGTACAGGTCTTGCATCGATGCGGATGTTCCGTCCTGGATGAACACCCGAAGCGGATCCCCGCTCTCCACGGCGGTCAGTTCCGAACTTCTTGCCAGCATACGCTGGATGATGTCCGCAGCGATTTCCTCTTGGGTCTTAAACTTGATCATCCGGCTTTAAGCTCCTGCTGCGAGCCGTCGATCAAAACGGCAGTGAAATCGTATAGTGCGGACCCCTGCTGGGGAACCGAGAAAAGAACCTGGCGAACGTGTTGCACGTAGGGGTTCGAATCCATGGTCTGTCGGATACCCAGTCCTCCGACACGTCGCAACGCTGATTCGTCCGCCCATGCGCCGACAAGTGGATCCAGCCTGTTCCCCATCTTAGGGAATGATGAGGATGTTCCTGGGGTTACCACAAAGTCCCATTGTTCGATCCTGTTCCCAATACGAGCAGGACCAGATATGGTTCTCGGCCTCCCGCTCTCCAGAACCCATGCACCGTCTAGGATTTCAAAATCCGTTCTGAATAGACGTTCATGGGCGCTGATCGTCTTCCCGTCGTTACTCGTAATCGTTGTATCCGGCGTGTCCGTGGTGTTGTTGTTTGTTTTGATAAAATCGTCTGGGTACAGAACGCTGCTGTCACCCTCTTCCTCTAACGGTCGATTACGCCCGGTGGCCAGATACGGTGGCCTCAGATGATTGAGTTCAATCAGTTGGTCCACGGTTACGCCATTGCGCGCCGCAATCGATTCTAGAGTGTCGTCGATACCCACCGTGTCCAGGCTGTCGAATGGTGTCGTCCCCTGGTCCAGAACCTGAGCAGCCAGGTAGTAAAGATCCTCAAACTCTTGATGGATCCCCTCTGCCTCTGCGAGGTGAGCAGCCATTCTAGAAACCGGGATACCCGGCTCTGCGTTAAAAACGAGATCATCACGAGCGGTCGAAATGTCGTCTTCAAGCACACCAACGCTTTCCCCTAGTTCCTTCCATGATTCTTCTACTCTTCGACGAGCGTCCCTGGCGGCGGCAAGAAACTTGTCATCGATGGTAGTGAACGCTCGAACGAGGCCGGTTGCCGCCTGTGCAATGTCCGCAGCGGCATTTAGCACCGCACTCATGGCGTTAACCAAGGCGTTGGTGGCCTTCAGGACCAACTCGGTGGCCGCTCTCACAAACTCGGTAACGATGCCGGCAGCAGTGCGAATGAACTTCGTGGTTGCCGCAATCCATGCCTGTGCTGTTCTTATGGCTGCGGCAGCCTGTTGGATGAAACTCTTAGAACTCGACTTCCATAAACCACTCAAATCATCAAAATTGGCGAGTTTGTAGGGAACGCCCTGAGCCGACCAGTTGTAGTAGAGAATCTGGTTTTTGGACTGCGTAAACTGTGGTTTGGATGATGGGTGAATAAGAAGTTCGGTGAGCCTGTCGTCTTCCGCCGATCTCGGTTCATCCAGATCTACGAGGGTCATAACCAATTCGTTTGGTCTCATGGGCCTCGCGCCGTTCCAACTCCACGCCGGTCCCTCTCCACCGTCCAAATACCAAGAAACCATGCTCCGGAACGCCCTGGCAGTCGCGTAGCCGTCTACCTCGACCAGAGTTTTTCCAAAGTCCGTGAACTTGGTAGGCCAGCTAAAGAATCCCTTTTTCTCCTTGACCACGCGGATGAACATTGTTCCCTGAATGGTGAACGTGTCGAGACCGGATCCCATGCCAGAGGGAAGCCTGTCCAGCCTCGCGCCATTAGCCGTAAGCTGGAATCCACCTCGAACGGATCCGCCATATGTCTTCCGAGAAACACCTGGTGGAAACCTGTATTCCACAACCAAGTCTCCGCTTTCTCTATGCCGCAGGCGTAACAGCAAAGACGGATGCCACTTGGTTTTGTAGTCCCCATTGTTTGGCGCCCGGCGGTCTACGGCGTGTTGAGTCCCTGGCGGTGTTCGAAAAATGTTCGGCATTATTCCTCTGTTCCATCCGGTGTTGGATCCATGCCGTCAATCGGTGAATACAGAACTTCCCCGTCAGAAACGATGGACGTGACTTCATCTAGAGGAATGATGTAAGTGTCTCTAGGAGTGCGGCATGTCAAAGTTGTGATCGTGTGGTACACAGCGGCGTTCATGATGTACATCTCGGTCTCCGACTGCGATAGGCTCAAATCGCCCATTCCGGCACCAATCAAAAGATCCTTATGGAAGTCGATGGCCCCACGTATGAGACGAGCCAACTCCCGTCGTTCCTTGTCCCTGGACGCATACCCAACGATGTCGAATACCCGGTGGTCTAGAACTCGTTTCCAATCCTGTCCAAGTTCATCCGTTCTCTCAAAGTCGCCAATATACTGCTCTTCCATCTCCACCAGGGATTCATGGACGATAATGAACGGCATTGTCGACATTTTGTCCGAGTGCGGGACGGAGTGACGAACAAGAATTTCTTTTCTAGACGTGTCAATCGCAAACCCAGAAAATATCCCTTGGGCTAATCCGTTCACGATGTGCTGAAGAACGCTTACAATAAGACTCTTGTAGTCCGTGGGCAGCACCCATCGAGCCCCGTAGCCAGAAAGAGTGATTGTAAACGTCGTAAGCGTAGATGTGTCGCCTGCTGTCGGATAGGCATTAAGAACACCGTAGTGCCATGTACCCTGACGCATCAACTTTGTGTTCCCAGTCTTGTCCCGGAAATCCTCATAGTCGATAAATGTAAGGGTTTGATCATCCCACCCATCCACACGCTCGTTGAATACAAGTATCGTGTCAGGATCGTTTAGATTTGCCAGCGTTACGGGATCATCGTACCTTTTGTGGATTGAAATCCATGTTGACCCGGATGAAGGCTTTCTAAAATCAATCCTGGTCGAGGCCCCACTCGGCATCGGCTCCGCACTTTTTATGATGACAGGATCAGCCAAATGTTCCTCCAGACAGGTCTTCTTCAATCCCCTTCGCGATTTCTTCGGGGAGTTTTGCTTCTATTTTTCTTGTCAGGTAGTCGGCGACCTTTGCACCCCTACGGGCGGGGATCAGCCATCCACTTCCAGTTGCCTTCATGGTCCTGAACGTCAAATACTGGGAACCGCCACCACTATCGTTCTGGAATCTGTACATCCTAGCGGACGAGGATGGAGACTCTTTCTTCTTCCCCACCCCGAGTCCGGAGGTATTTAGTGAATCTCCCCACTTATAGACTTTTCTGGAAACAGTGCCCTGATTGGCCATCGACTCCCACACAACCCTCTTTTCCATCCTAGATCCCACCACCTTGGAAGCCTTCAGTTTCCTTGCCTTGTCGTATACCTCTTTCCCCATCGGACGCCTGTTCGTTCCAGGGGTTCCATGTCGGAAGGGGACAATGAGGTACATCTCGCCGCCAGGAGTCCTTCTCGCCTTGGCACTTTTTGCAACTGATTTTTTCAGGTCAATTTCATCGTGCCCATGCTCAATATATTCATCCGATGGGCTAGTGGATGTGATCTGAAAAACGAGGGTGTGATCGGTAGACCGGTAATAGGGATCTGCTTGGACGATCCCCTGTCCATAGGCCCCAGTGGTGTTTTTGAGTCGCACTCCGTTGATGGACGTCTCGCCGTATGCGAACGACTTCCATTCCCGGTATGCGTCGTCATGTAAAGACTGAATTCTGTCGAACAGATGAGAGTTTTTAATCAGCCCGCGCTCGGCGAGCGATAGATACTTCATCACCGCAGTGTCCACGGTGGCCGTGATCTCGTTTCTATTCTTGTTATCCGCCATACGACCGCTCCCAGATCTCAGCCGGTCGAACCACGACGGTTCTGCACCCTTCGAAGTAACCTGAGAAAAACCCGCTGGTCCTGGGGCCTAAGAGATCACCGACTACCACAAAAATGCTTGGCTCCTCGTACTCCACTTCGATTCTGTCCGTGGAATCCACATCCACGTTCCACACGAGTTCCCCGGTGGCGGTGTCCAGCACCACCTCGGTTCCAATCGTATACACTCGAATAGCGTCGTTCACATCGGAGATAACGCGCAACAGGGTGGCTAGAGCAGGGTTGTTCAGACCAGGAAGCCTATCGTCTCCCCTGGCCGTCTGCGTCCTCTTGGGAACGATCTGACCGGGAACTGTTATCTTGTCGTACTCCTGGATTCCCATCATAGGCCCGTCAATAAACACACCTCCAGATGGCACCCTTGAAGGAACCGTGAATAATGCGTCTCCCTTTACGTACTTTCCACCACCCATTTCATCCGCAAAGTCCTCCGGCTTGAAGTCCGCTAGCACGGCGGTGCTGGTGACAGGATTGCCGGATTCCACAAACGTCTTGCCGCCGCAAATTGGGCAATCCGCCATTGTATCTTCGTCCCCGTGGAATCCTCCATCGATCGGCTCATTGGGGCACTTGTCATAGTGCTGCCAAATAACATCTTGGCCGAGATCCGCGAATATCTCCCACATATCATTGTAATCAATAGGCATTTTACACCATGATGAGGTTGGGGCCTTGTGTGGTGTCCCGCCAGCGTGCGCGGAATTCCTTGTCTTGTCTCATGAGGTCCCCATACATCGCGAGCATGGCATCCCTGCCCGAGAAGTCGTGGTCCACTCCGGGGACGCCGCGAGAAACCCCAGCGCCGTCTTTGATCAGGAAAGGAAGTCTGTTTCTGATCACAAACAAACCAGCGAAGTTCATGACAGCTGTTCGAAGATCCATGTGGTCGGCCAACAGCTCGGCTTGCGTCATGCCCGCCGTGTACTCAAGGTGAATTCCAGCCGGTACGTAGTAAAATGCCGTGAAGTACCGGGCGACCATTCCGTGCCAAATACTGATTGTCTCGTAGTTCGGGAACATCCGAATATAGCCGTGGAAAGCATCCTCCCTTGCCCATGACCCAGGGAGATCAAGTTGTGCGTTTTCCTGGAAGTAGAACCTGATCGTAGTGATCTCACGCAAGGGAAGGAACCGCGTCGCGATAGTGTGCCAGTTGGTCTGATTCCCCGCGAAATCAAAGTCTTCCGCGCGGTAGTCATAACCAGGGTCTAAAACATCGTAAGACGTGGATGTAGACGGTGCTCCAATAGTGTGTTCACCAAACAAAATAGGGAGATCACGCTCGTATTCATCTTCAGCCGCGCGAATCAGATTTTCAATCGTCGCATCCGACATCTCGTTGCCAGCGGCATCCGTCAAGGGAAGTCCAAATAAAGGACCGGCCTTCACCTCCGCGACCGTGATTCCTGTCTTCGTGGCCATCATTCTTCCTGACTAAAAAGGGTCACGGGGGGCGAAGCCCCCCGCTCGCCTAGGAGGAGGTGTCCCGTTGAGCATCCGGGGACCAACCGGACGCAAGCAGGATATCGGCGGCAACGAGACAAACCCGCCGCCCGCTAACGGATCTAACCGAACGGTTTCCAGTTCGCGTCGGTCGGTAGCACGTTCTTGATCAGCACATGCTGCTCGGGCTTCGTGACACGCAAATACAATGCCATGATGCCCAGGAAGGGATGCACCGCGCCGGTGGTGTTCGACGGGTACAAGGGGAACTGGAAGGGCTCCGCGAATTGGCGATAATCGATCGCGTCCTTCATCGGATCGTTGGTGATGCAGTACACCTCATCGGTGCCCGGAATGTTGAAGTTGGTGTCCGTAAACACGGTGGCCGCGCCCGTGCGGGTGACCTTGCCGATGTACCGGTAATTGTCCGTGCCAGCCGCAGATGACGGGACAGTGGCTGCACCACCCAGTTTCTTGGACCGGAACACACGATAACCAGTGGGAACACCGGAGGCGGGATCCGCGATGGTCAGAGCCACCTGATCGCCTGCAATCACGTCGACCGAGTTGCTGGCAGTCACATTCGAATACCCGCTGGCATTCCAAGCCTCGACAACGTAGAAGTACCGGCCAGCGTGGTCGGCGGTGAACAGCGGGTTGACGGCAGCGGACTTCGCGGCGACGACGGATGCGGGGACAACGGGAGCACCGGTTTCCGAGATGGTGTTCGGGAACTTGATCGCCTGGGGACGCTTAAAGTCCTCGGAGATGTAGATCGAGCGGTGCGGCTTCACAAAGCCCCAGTCGGTCGCGATTCCTGCGGTAGCGATCGGGACAATGGCACCCTGAGCCTGTTGGGCCTGCATGTCGAGCTGCACCTGCTGCAAGATGGCGCGCGGCAGGTCATCCAACTGCGAACTGAACTGCTTCAGGATTCGCGGGCTCATGATAACATCGGAGATTTCACCCAACTTCCCGTAGGAGTCCACGGTGGCCTGGGATTCCAGCACGTCACTCCAGCGGAATGTTCCGCCACGACGGTCAATCACGTTGTCCGACACGTTGTCTTCGATCTCCTTGCGCAGACCGTTGAAGCCGTTCGGGTTGATCGTGGTGTCGCCCTCAAAGGACTGGAATTCCGCATCCTGGAGAACGCGGGTCATGACCGCCTGCTGTTCGATCAACAGCTTGTTGGTAACCGACTGCTCCAGCAACGCGATGTGCTCGACCTGACCGAAGTGCGAGATAATCCGCACCAAACCGGCCTCACGGGAGAGATCCTGGTTGTAGCTCGTAGCCGTCGCCGACGTACCGGAGAAACCGGAGCCGGGGTAGCCGCCCTCACTCGGACGCCTGATGTAGTAGTCGACCAGGGAGTAGATGGGTTCCCGGCGCAGCAAGTTCAACATAGTGAACTGCTTTCTGCCGGGGATCAAGTCTTTGACCACGGGGTCTAGACTCTGCAAACGAAGCGCAGGGCCGCCGGTCAGCGCCGCCTCATCCGTACCGTAGCCACCGGAGATGGCTTTCATGACCGGGTTGTACGGTCGGTTGGAAATCGCGGAGAATTGTGCGCCCCAGTTGTCGAACGGGAAGCTCTTCGCGACCTCGGGGTCAGGGGTGCTGTTGCGGTTTACCGCCTGCCAGACCCAACTGGCGATCTCAGCATTGGAAATCTCTACGTTCATGTCTGTCTCCTTGATAGAAACGAAAAAAGGCACCAGAAGGGTGCCGTTCATTTCCCCTTTTCTTGCTCGTGGTTAACCTTGGATCGCCTTGGACAATTCCTCGTCCGGCTGCCACTGGGGGTTGGTGTTGAGGTGGTTAGTGATCGCCGCGAACTGCGTGCCGGTAATCTTGCCATCATTCATGGACTTCAGAGCCAGTTGCATCCACGGCTTGGGTGCCTCGGGGTCGTTCTTGGAAACGGTGATTGCCTTCGCTGGCGCTGCTTCTCCGGTCATTTTCTTGAGTTGCGCCATCATCCGCTTCTCCATGGATCCCATGGACTTACTGACGAACGACTTGACGTCATCCATACCGAAGCTCTTGTTGCCGTCCGTGGGGTCCTCGTCGCCCTCATCGGGTTCAGCCTTATTGGCGTCTTCCTCGTCCTCATCGGGGTCGGCCTTGTTCGCCTCATTGGTGGCCATCAGCGCGTCGGCCACGGACGTCAGCTTCTGCTCCACCCTCATAATGGCCTCGTAGATCTCGCGCTGCAACGCCATCTCATCCTCAGCATGATCCTCATACCCATCCTCCCCCTTGTTCACGCCCGGAACCTCTTTGAGTTCTGCGGGCTTCACACCGTCCTCGGTAGGCAGGTCGGGAGACGGATCCACGTCGCCCCTCTTGTCATCCGACTTGAAGACCTCCTTGTGCTGGTCTTCCAACTTTTTCTTAACGTTCTTCGCCATTTCGTCTCTCCTTAACGGGTTGTTAGCTGACTACGGCTACTCGATTGCAGCAGGCGTACATCAGCTCGTATAACGCTTGCTGTTCGCTTTCAGCGAGTTCGTGTTTGGAAATTACTTCGTCGATACCGTCAAGACCCTTCAAGGCGTAAGCCAATCCGGCCTCTGCGGTGATCTCGTGAAGTGGACTGCGTCCAAGTCTTTCATTCATTTCACCCCCTATCATTGCTTTCGCGATTTCCTCCATGTCATACATCTCAATGGGAGATACCGCTTGATTTACGGGTTCCTGGCACATCGCGGTATTGATCCATCGGACGGCGGTGGTCAACAGTGTTCCGTCTGCCTGTGGTTGGGATTTCTCACGGCGCACCCCGATTGACGGATACCAGACCATCTTTGGTTGCTGTTCCGTAATGGTTTTCCAAAACCAATCGGCGTGCTCATTACCCTTGTAGATCTCCCCGATCAGACGCACTCGCTTCTCATCACCCTCGACGCGATGAGGACGCCCAATTTCGTAAAACCTGTGGGTGAACTTTTCTGGACTCGTCGGCTCCCCTGACTTGTTCTGAAACGGGGCTTTCCTGGTCCAATGGTCCGTATCGATGTTCCCTTTTTCCAGGTAATACTCCCTGGAATTCCACAATGCCTTGCAGGTGATCATCTCACCCTGCAAATCCACCTGGTCCTCGCCGGGGTAGATATCCAGCAATCTACGCTTTTCGTCCGCAAGCGGTTCCGCCTTCCAGGTCATCGGAGTCGATGCCATGTAATTCATTACTTGACCTCCGTTGCACTGATAACCCCGGCACCGGTCACGCCCATGGCTGAAAAATGGGTCTGTCCCGGAGATCTGCGAATCATCTTCGAGAATCCGGGTATCAGGATATCCGAATCACTATTGGTGGCCTCAACGTCCTCACCACCCATCTTGTAGTAGCAGGCTCCACTGGTAGTCAGTTCAACGACCGCCGATGGGTCATCTGTTCCCGTGATCGGCAGCAGTACGGAGGTCGGGTCGCCCGCAGCGAACGAAAGATCGGTGGACGCACCACGACCGTAGACGCCAGCCAAAATCTGGCCGTCTTCATCTCGCGTTGTATTGACTTTGGTAAATTCGCTCATTTGATTCTTTTCTCCAATTGCCAGCCGCCCCGGCAGTTTGGGTGTACGCCATCAGCGGGCACAACCCACTGCGCTTGCTTCTTTCCCCAGTTGCTCTTGCCGACCCACACATCTTTGTCGGAATTCTTGCTCGGGTTATTGGGGTCGACGACGGTGAACAACTTGTTCGCCGCATTGTCCCTGCACCATGGGCACATGCCATGGTAGAATTCTTTTCTTCTCAGTACCGTTCCGGGCGGGAATCCTCCGATCATAGCGTTGTTAGCCGTGGTCGATGCGAATGTAACCGCATCTCGACGCCAATCCCTGTTCGTAGACCCCGCTGCGTCGAAAAGCTCTTGCTGCAATTTGAATGGGTGCCAGTTCTCCATCACCGCCAAATTTAGTGCCCCCCTTACGCCGACCCGATCTTCTTTACCCACCCGGCCACCGTTGACGAACAGTGCAAGCAATTTGTCCACTTGCTGCACGCCTTGTTCAATTTTACGCTCTAAAAACGCATCGGACGGCGGCGTTACCGGAATTCTGTTGATGATCTTCGATATGTCTTCGCCTTTGCGAGCCTCGGCATCCAGTTTTCGCTGGAAAGGACCGGCGACCCACGACCGCACAGCGGCCTTCCTGATTTCCGCTTCCTTGACGTCCTGTGGGAGATACGTTTCGATCAAGCGCATGAGATCCACCATGGCCTGCTCTCGCCATGCGGGGTTCATCAGCCACTTTGGTAGTTCCGTAACCTCGTACTCAAGGTCCTCTGCTTTCAGCACCATGTCGCCGCATTTGAGGTGCACATTGCTTGAAACCACGTCCACAAACGGGTTATCCCAAAATGTCGCCACATCACCATCAAAACCGAAGGATTTCCACGCGCTTTTCGAAACCTCTTCCGAAACAGCCTGCGCGTACTTCACGGCCTCTGACTGAGGTGGAGCGGGAAGCTTATGGTCCAGAAACCACATTCGCTGGATCTTACGTAGCCGGATAGCTATGGGAAGAATCCACATGCGCTCCAAAACCCTCATGGAGGGCATCGGGTGTATTGCGAGTCCAACGGTGGGCATCAGTCTTCCTTGTCTTCGTCCGACTCTTTCTTGTCCAACTTGCCTAGCATCTCCTCCCACGTCTCAGGGTCTCCGTCTGACATCATATCTGATGTGGCGTCGGTTAAACCCTTTTGAGCCTGATAGAGGATAACGTGGGTGGGATTAAGGGGTGATTCTCCAATGACATCATCGTGGTACGGTGGAAGATCCATGACAGCCCGATACTCGTCAACCGAACACACCTTTTCGAAGTCCAACCGGTCTTCAAGACGACGGGCTTTTTTCAGCCACGGCCACTCAAAAATGAACTTCCCGGCATCTTCCGGTAAAATCTCGCATACAATTTCGTTTACGTAATCCTGCACCCAACTCATGAGCGGGTACAGTCCTTTGTCCTGAGATGAAGCCAGTCGTTCGGCGGTATCCGAGCCGCTCAACGCGGAGTTCCTGCTCGCGAACGAAGTGTAATTGATCTCCTCAGCGTCCATCCCGTACACGGCGCACACCAGGGCGATGAAAAACGTCGCTTGGCGCTCGAACATGACGTCCGTGAAGTTCTGGAAGTGGATGTACTTCGCATCCGCCTGACTGTTATCGTCCGTCATCCACACGGGCATGTTGAACCGCTTTTTGCCCGTTCCCCCACGGAAAATCTTTCTCACATCTTCCTGGGACTGGCGGTTCATCGCCCCCTTGAGCCACAAGAACCCTCTGGGGATATGGTTGTCGGCCAGCAACTCAAGGTTCAGGTTCACAAAATGCCAAAGGGCGTGTGACGCCCTCATTACCATTTCCGCCTCACCCCACCCATACCCGCGACGAAAGATCGACGTAGAGGGGTTCCTGGAGGTCACAATCAGGTCTTTGTGACCCCACCAAGCTACCGGATGGTTGTCTACAATTTGCACGAACGCGGCAGGATCCTCAAGAGTTCCGTGCTTCTCCGGGGAGTCCGTTTCCGGGTCGACGAGCCTTATCGTAGCACCGTCAACGGCGGTGAACGCCTTCATCTTCTTTTTGTCGAATTCACCGCGCTGGATCTCCGTAGCCGGGAGATCGAATGTCAGGGAGTCATCCAAAACCTTCGAAAGCCAACCCACAAAGTTGTCTCGACCCCTAATTTTCCTCTCCGATGGAGATGCAATATCACCGCAATTGTACAAAAACCTGCGAATGTACGCCATTTTCTCTTTTTGTTCATCTGAAGGGTGAGGTTCCTTGTCCTCCAGTGAAATTACCCACCCACCGTCGCCAATTACCCTTGCCGGATGCGCGAATCTCATAATTTGGCGCTTGCGAGTCATATGAATCGCCTGCAAGAACTCCGTTTCCTGCACCCATCTGCGAAGGTACTCGGGCTCCGACATTCCGGGCCGGATCAACCACTCCCCGGCAGATGCGTATTCCTTGATCCGCTGAGCCTTGGTTCCCGCGACCTGACCACCTACGGATTTAAGGACATCCATTTGGAGGGGGTCGAACCACGGGTGTGTCACGGACTTCACGGATTGCACGAAGTCGGCGGCAAGTGCCGGATCCATGATCGGCTCCATGGGCCGCTCCGTGGCCGTCAACACAGGATCCTCTGTGCGTCTAAATATATCAAAAAATCCCATGCTTAATGTCCTGCGAATGGGTCGTTGTTATTACTGGCCTTGAACTCTTCGGATTCCTTACGAGCTTCGTCCATCATGTCCCACAGGGGTTCCATCGGGGACTCATTCACTCCCATGTTCTCAGCCCACTTTTTCCTCTGTTCCTTGCGCTCGTCGGGAACATCCTCTGACACGATTTCAGTCACGATTCTCTTGAAAATGTATCCAATTCCCTGGGAAAAAGCGTCGCAAAGATCTTTATTTGTGGAATCGAGTTGATTCCCAACACCCTTTGCCGACCGGAGCGCGGCGACAAGGTTTCCTCGATCTGCGCGACCCGGATAATCAGGGTCCATGGACTTGTCGAACATGATCTGCGCGCCCTCAAGGTGCACACTCGCCGTGGTAAGTCTTGAAACCTTGTTCCCTACGGGCTTCCACCTGATCATCGGAAGATGAGGCCTGTTTTGCCGCACATACTCAAAGCTATCCGCCTGCTGACCGGCAATTTCGTACACCAGTCCATCCAAACCGAATCTCTTCCAATCTACATCCATGGCTTGCTCTCTGGCCATGACTGTTTTTTTGCCGGAATGGGCGTCAATCACCCAGACCTTGTTTCGATCGGCGTCGTATCCAAAAACAACCCCGCCGAAATCAGCACTGCCCTCACCTGTAGATATGTCGTAACTGCTGATGCACGTCAATTGCTTCGGATCAGGGGCATCTCCATAAAGGATCCACTCTCGGTCAATGAGTCCACCCTGCCCGCTCGTAGCATCCGATTGGTACATCTGCTCGAAGGCGATGGAACCAATTTCTTCCTTTTTGTCCTTAACTCTATTGGCACTCCATCGCTCGGGCCACAGCATGGATCCGTCATCAAGGATTGTTTTGTTGATGATCGTCTTGTATCGTACATTTTTCGCGAAATTGTGAGCGAGATCATTCTGGTTCCATGCGTTGTTTAGGACTACCAGCGTCCCGTTTTCCACAACCCTGTTGGACAGTGTGAGTTTCACCCACTCCGAAAGTCGTTCCCTTTGCGTCGCGGAAGACGTGTTTTCGTAGGACAGCGGATCGTCCATAATTACGACATCATAACGAGAACCATCAACAGGACCGAAAATACCGACCGACTGGACGGTAAAATCCTTGGACGTGGTCTTGCGCTTGACAATTATCTGGTTTTCTTTCCAGATGTTCCCCCGATCCACATTCGGAAAGACTTTTTTGTACGCGGCGCTATGCTGGATATACGACTTGATGGCGTTCAGAACCTTGACCGCCATGCCCTCGGTTCGATGCACGATGACAATGCGGATCCCAGGATTGTTGCCAATCAACCACAGGACGTACCCAATGGACAGGTTGACGGTCTTCCCGTGCTCCGGGGGGATGATCAGGTTCAGAAATCGGCTTGTTTTGAGAGCAGTAAACCAATCCTTTTGGAACTGGGCGAGTTGGATGTGTTTTCCACTCTGCTCATCGCGCAGGATATACTCGTTGAAAAACACCGGGTCTTTTCTGGCCATCGTCTGCAACGCCAGATCCAGTTGTTCAACAGGCGGCATCTTCACCGGATCGGGTTCTTTTTTCGGCTTAGGTGGCTCCCATTTCTTGTAGAAACTGTTTAACGTCCACCCTCGTTCCGTTTTCTCTTCGTCCGAGAGATCGTCGGGGTTGTACTCGGTTTCCGGGTCGAAGTACAGGTGCGCGGACTCAGACCACACGGATCCCTCAAACCACCCGTTGATTTCCTTGTCTCTTTGGGTTTTTGGTTCAACCATGGTCTCATATTTCGTGAGAGGGTTCGCGGCGCACGGATGCATTCAGTCGAAACCGAAAACTCCTGGCCGCCGTCCCTCGTTTGTTGTTTTGTGATCAGTTCAAGCCGATGAGTGGCTATTCAGTGGATGTTCCTTCCACCCCTCGGGATTCGCGATTGGCTTTTCGGCTCGCGCTTGCTGCCTGTGCCTGTTGTAGATGGCTGATTATTTCCTTGTTCTCGGCGCAAGGATACAACTCGTCGAGGCCGGTGATGATCGCTTCAGACATACGAATCATCGCGTCGATTTGACACCCGTTCAACCCGACCTCTCTGATTGGGCCTTTTTGAAGAGTGAACTTAAAACAGCCTATTTTGTCCATTATCTTGCTCATTCGATCCTCCTCAGAATAGAACCACGGTCATCTCAAACGGTCAATCCTTAGAATATCACTCATGAGGCATGAAGTCGCAAAAATATAACAGAAATTAAGCGGGAGACTCCCTACATGCAGTTCTTCGCTGACCGTCATCCCCCGCGCCGCGAGGATTAAGAGAACCATAGACCACATCCGACTCCACAACCAGGGGGGCCAGCCTGGACAGAAAAGAATCCAACTCGTCTGCGTGAGCTTTTATGCTGTCAACAACATCTCGATCAACTGATTCACCTCGACTAAGGGCCTTAACAACACTCGCGAGGTGATAATGAGAGACAGCCAACAGCATGTGCGCATCCCGACCGCCAAGAGGGCTGTCCGCCTTTTTCTTCCATTTCGCAGCACACCCGGATTCAAGATGCACGGGATCCACGTCAGCACACGCATTCAGAGAGATCTCTGCGTCAATACAAAAATCCTCTATTCTCTTTGGGTTTTGCAAATCCGCGCCTTCCCCAATCCGGTATTTCTCCTCTCCGGTCTCGGCATAATTACGAACAAGATACCAGCTTCCGTTCTTGCAGCGCTCGGAAGACCACGGTGGGGCATCGGCAGCGGGATTGGTCATTAGCGGAATCCTCCTTATATTACTCTCAAGGAATAAAGTCGCAAAAATATGGTGGAAATCGGAACACAGCTATATGGGGTGCAGGGGTACTATACGCGTGTTCAGTACCCCCCCCTGTCCCCTTGCTATATGTCCAGCCAGTTATGTGCGATAAGGTTGGTTATCGGAACGATGCACCGCGTCATGGACCCCACCGGACAGGCGCTTGCCATAGGGTGGAGCATAGGCATTTACATGCGTGATATCAACCACTTACAAAATGGCCTGTTCTGTGGCCCATCGACAACCCCGCGTGGGCGGCATGTGGCCTAACTCCCTGTTTTTACTTCAACTTCTACCCATTTCGCGTCGATGTCCTTGCTTGCCCGTGCGGCCTGGGCGATGATAGCCCTGGCTTGTTCCTCGCTCATTTGGTGCTCTACCGTGCCGCTGTGCTCGATAGAGGCGCGTTCAGCTGGCTTGTGGCCTGATAGAACTATGATCTCCCGTGCGGCCCGTACCCGGTCGGCGTTTGCTGCATCCGTGTCCTGGACGATCGACACCAGGGCGTCAACCGCGGGATCGATACCTTCGGACTCCAACCGATGGAGCCTAGCCTTGGATAGGGCTCGTTGCTCTCGATCCCAAACAGCGAGGAATTCCGCATCCTTGAGCCACTTGTAGAGGGTGGATTCGCACACACCGACCATGCCAGCGATGTCGCGCTTAGGTGTCTTCCCCTCGATCAAGAGGGCTAGCGCTGTGGTCTGTGGTTCGTTGAGTGGCATGTGTGTGGTATTCCGTGTTACTCGTCTT